CAATTCGTCCATGCCACGAGCTGTAGTCATCTCAGGGCCAAGATCGGTAATACGTACTTGCCAACCTGTTGCCATTCCATGAGCTACTGCTGTAACTACGCAAGGATCTGCTTGGGTTATACCTGTGATTGCTGTTCTATAATCGGTTGTACCACCACTAGTATTAGCGACTGTATAACCATTAGTTGTACCTTGAACAAAGTTAAATGATGCACCTGCGGATGAATCGATAACCGCTTCTTTATAAGAATAAGCTGCTGTTGTTAGGTCTTTAAACCACATAGAATGAGGAATGCCACCTGCTGTAGCTGTCCAATCTGTGAGGTTATAAATTTCCACAATATCGGCGTCAAAGTTCATTGTTAATGTGTACTCTGCTCCACCTGATATTAGTTTAAATCCTTCGGTCATTGTGCGACCTTCAAATTTGTCTGACATAATCGTTATCTCCTTATGTTACGCTTTTGTTGATAGTAATGCGACGATGTGTGAATCATCTAGAATTGCTGCATTGAAATAAGCAGTGAATCCCATTGATTGGAATCTGTTTAAATAATCGTTAAATCCTAATGGCTTCAAGATCATTTCTGTTGACACTTCATCAAGTCCTACATATCCATATGCGTTTGCACCAACAAAAGTGTTGTTGTAAACTGGAGCTGCATCTGTTGAAACTTTTACTAAAGTAGATGTAACCCATCTAGCTTCATCAGTTGAACCAAATTCTGATTTTAATACAGCTTCTTGGCTACCGTATTGAGAAGTAGGCATGAACGCATCTAAAGCTCTAATATCTGGCTTCATTTTTACGTGAGCATTAACCCAAAATGCAGCTTCTACTGGTCCTGTTCCAAAACGACTTGATCCATCAATTGTTGGAGTCATTTTTTCTGTGTTATTTTCATCTAAATATGCAATTGCTCTATTAACATCTGTTTGAGTTAATTCTGTTATCGCATTTCCGTTAACACCACTAAGACAAGAAATTTGTGCAACGCCAGAATCCCAAACATCTCTTGTTACTTTGTCTAGCATAGTATGCATGCACTGAGAAAGGTTATCAGCGGTTTCGCTTGCTGTATCATCTTCAACTACTAACAATACTTTTCTAGAAAGTAAAACTACTTTTCCAAATTCTTGTACTGTTACGTTGATATCAAATTTGTTGATTTGTTCAGGTGCTGGATCAGCATCTTCAGAAAGAACAACTGGGTCAGAATTCAAGTTTTCTTGTCTTCTAAACGCCATTGTATCAGTGTTTTTTTGTGGTAAGGTAAAAGCTCTACCAAATAGATTGTGGTTATTGTTAGGCTTTGATCTTTGTAATAAAGCTCTATGCGCCCATCTGTTGGACATAGAACCATATTGTGTGGTTGTTGTTACACCCATATAATATCTCCATATTGGAGGCCTTACCTACGACTACGCTTAGAATTCCTCCACACTACAAATTCAGAATCTGTCATGTTCATTACATCTACAGCTTGATTCATCGCCGCTGCCTTAGGGACTCCAGAAGGTGAATTCGGGGTGTCCTTTTTAGGTGCCGGCGTAGCACTTAACGCTGTTTTCTGCTTTGGACTTAATTTATCCATTAATTCCCATGACTCTTCATATCTGTTTGGCGCTGCTTCTATTGCTGCCGCTAAGTTTGGTCTCTTTTTTAAAAAGTTAGCTAATTTTTCGTTTATTGCTTCTGCTTTCTCTGGGTTTTGACGTATCCATGCCTTCTCTTCGACATCTCTCATCATTTGAACTTGCTGCTGTCTTAATTCAGCTTTTGTAACAGGTTCATATTGACTGTCGTCTTCTTCCTGAGCTGCAGGCGTTTGCATCTGTTTTAATTGATGCTCTCTATACATTTTAAGTTCGCCTTCTGCGTCTTGTCTTTTTCTTCGCTCCTTTTGAAGCGCTGAAAGAGGGACGTTTTGCTCTTGTTGAACTTCTTCTTTAGTCTCAGCAGTTTCAACCGCTTGAGTTTCATTAACAGGCATTTCTTGTATGTTCTCTTGAACTACTTCTTGTGCTTGCTCTTGTACAGCTTCGGTATCTGTCATATATTTATCTCCCGATTTAGCGTAAGATAGCCTCTTACGATGGCATTGCGCCCTTTGCTTGTAGGTAGGCGACACCTTCTTTATTAAATTCTATTTTTAGCTTCTCACCTTTCATCTTGGGAGCTACCATCCATAGAAGTTCTTTAATCCCTCTAGAATTTGAGACAAAATACACAAGTGTATTGCTTCTAAAACTAGGCAGTTGTTTTGTTAACTTAGGTTCATCAACGCGAAATACTGTTTGATCATTTGAATCAAACTTCGCATGTAATGTAAGGAAATAAGTTCCTTTAATATGTCCATGTGAACTAACGACATCATCAACGATTTTGTTTATAGATTTTTTTAACGAGGCCCTCTCCTCAACAAATTCTGATGGTAGTATTAGGTTAGTAACTGGATCTTGCATCATTCGTGTTGACATAGTAAACCTGCTTTACATTCCGCTCTTGCCACGTAGTGACTCTTTCTGAGCGTGTGCTTTTTGTAATAGCCTGTTGGCCTTCATAGCGTCTGGGTTAGAACTTGGTCCACATTGAGAACTTGTTCTTGATGGCTGACCCATAGGATTATCCTTAGTGGAATACATTCCTTTTCCAGAGCTTAAAGATGTTTTTTTCATAAACACTCCTTATTGTTGTTGATTTATGCCCTCTGTAGGCGGTGATTGTTGCTGAGCTTGAGAAGATTGTTGCGGCTGTTCTATTTCTGATTCAGCATCAACTAGCTCCTCTTTGCGAGCTGTCATTTCTTGCTCTTGCACATGTATCTGATTAACAAGCTCTAACGCCTGTATCAATCTATCTTCATGTAGTTTTGAAAGCTCAACGATAGCTTTAGCTTTGTTAAGTTCTGCAAGACTTTGATTTTGAACAGCTTCAGAAGTTCTCTCTATTCTTAGACCTTCGTTTGCATCTGCTCTAGTTCCTCTTTCGTGTGCTAATGCGTATTTCTCGGCAGTTGTTGCTTCTACTAAAGCGTCTTGTTTAGCTTGCTGTTCTTGTTGTTGCTGCTGTGCTTGTTGTTCGTTTTGTTCAATAGCATTTTGAAGATCCGACATGCCCGCCATCTGTAGAGATTTGACAATTTCAGATTGTGGAACATCAACAATACCTTCACGTTTAAGATTTACTAATTCATAATAATAAGCGTCTTTTTGTGACTGAGAGCGTACGCCTTCTTTTACTACTGCATCGTATTGCTCAAACTCTTTTTCGTAGAATTGCTCTGTTGGCTCTTCTCCTATGATTCGCTTTACTTTTCCAGGGGGATAATGATTTTGGATTGCTTTAAGAACTAAACCACCAATAACTTTTTGTGTTACTTCAACATTATCAAATATCTTTCTGTTAGTTCTAAGTCCTTGACCTATACGTACTTGTGCAAGTCTTCCAGAAATCTGAGTATTTCCTGCGTCATCAACCCCAAGAACAGATTCATTAACGTTTGATAATGTAAGAGTTAGTTGATCTAAAACATTTTGATATTCAATTAATGCAGGATTAGCACTACCGCCTTGTAACTCTTGAACTGAATTTAAACCTTCAGGAGCATTTTCAGGGTCAACACCAATTATTTTATTCTGTCCAGATTGTTGTAGGTCTTCTACGTCTGGAACGGATCCAATTAAATACTTGTAGCCAGTAGAGATTGTACTATCCATCATATCCACAATCTTCATGTGTCGTTTGTTGAATTGCCTTTGAGCTGAATACATTGTAGAAGCTAAACCTTGTATTCTTTGTGATGGCTCCCAAATACTTGGCTCCATATAGCATAATACAGGTGCAAAAGGGAATGTTTGGTTAATACCCGTTTTATCTTCACCCGTATAAACTGGCTGACCATTCAACATAATATTTAATTCAACGTAATCTCTATCTACTGATTGAATATCAACGATTGGAGGCAGTTCTCGCTTGTCTAACCCTAATTCGTTGGCCTCTTCGTGTAGCTTCTTAATTCTATGTACGCCAAGTTCTAACTTTTTCCTTTCTTCGGTTTCTAAATCGGTTATATCTCTATAATATGAGCTCTGTTCATCAACTAAGAATTTTCTTCTCTTAGTTATCTTTCTGTAGTACTGGTCGTATGCCATAAGGTTTCGATTTCTGCTAAGTACCGTAAAATTAGGATGATATGATAAAAATTTGTCGTCTCTAAAAGATGATTGAATATCTTCTATTTGCTTTTGATCTACGAAAGGCAACAGTCTTCCAATAAGATTACGATCTATTAGGTCTCTTGTTATGGCAAAGCCACAATCTTTAAGGTCTATACGTTCAAAGGTAGGATCAAGATAGAAAGAGTTATATGTGCGCTTGAAGAAACTGATCTCGCCATTAATGAAATCCCTTGAATAGTCCATTCGAAGGCCACACAAAGATAAACCAGATTTAAAGCCCTCATCGCAAGCGTCTAAAAACGTGCTATAGCCTTCGCCCTTATCCCATGTATAATAACTAAGCTTTGTGAATTGATCCGCTGTCTTTTGATCGCTTCCTTCAACTGGAGATATAACGATACTATTTAGA